TGGTGCTAGGAATATTAAGTCACCTGCAAATTCCTGTATTGTCTGTCCGTTTACACATCCTATGTTTCTAGTTACAGGTGCTACAGCAAAGTTACTAGATGATGTTCCTGTTAGTTTAAATATTCTATCTTCACAGAATATAAACAAATCTTCACGGAAAACTTTAAGACCTGTTATTGTATCGTCTACTTTGAAGCTACCTGCTCCACTACCTGTTGCAAAGTTATCCTCATCAAACGGCACACTAAACACAACCTCTTGTTTGTTACTAGCCATGCCACCATAAAACATGTGGTCTTTAAATGCTACTACAAACTTTGCTCCTGTTACAGCAGTGCTAACTTCTCCACCACCTGCTGATGTAACATCTGTGGCTGCAAATGAAGTATTAAATACTGTCGGTGCATTGTTTCCATCTGCAACTATAAGCTTGTCGTTACCATCAAAGTTAAATCTTTCAAAGGTGTAGACACCTGCACTTGTTCTACCTGTATCTCTCTCTGTCCAAGATCCACTTCCTGCTGACGCAGTGAATATCTTTGTACCTCTTGCTGCAACTATCTTATCATTAAATATACAGGACAGTAATACTTCTTCTGTTGATGCACTTGTTTGTGGTACTACGTTTGTATTATACTTTACAAATCCATTTATTCTTCTATAGCCACCATTAATGTCAGGCTCAAAGTTTACAAGCTCAAGTGCTTCTCCGGGTTGCATAGCAAATGTAGACTTGTTTAAAACTAACCCACCCATTAGAGGAAATGTAGCAGGTGCTGTCTGCGATAAATCAGGCATACTACATTACTCTGGGATTTAAATCTAATACATGACTAGGTGTTCTAGGTATAAATGTAGATCTTATATATTCATATTTGTTTACTAACAATGACTGCATATTTTTTATACCTTGTTCAAATCGTGCAAAGTTAAGTTGATACTGAGCAGTTTCTCCTCTATATTGATACACAAAAGCTGTAGCCCCATCTACTATAACTGCGTCAAAACGTGCAGGTATACTTGTTGTGTCATCTTGTGCTGATAAATCTGTTGGGAAAGTGTAATAGTCAAACTTTAAAGAATATGACTTATTAGGATAAGGGTGTAAAAGATAATTGTTGTCAGGGGATCTAACCACATTTCTAGGAACTCCTCCTTGTGTAAATTGTGCTACTTGTACACCGTCACTATGGGCAGAAGCTGTCGTGCTGTTTGCTCCTCGTGTAACACCTGTAAAGGTAGTTGATGAAGTTTCTGTATATGTAACCTCTTCATTACCTATATGTAATGTACCTGTACTATCAAATCCTGTCGTGCTTGCTACGGTTATTGTTGTTGCAGAATCTGTTAGTGATCCATCTAATGTGGTTGTGTTTATTTCATCTTCTTGAGTTACAAAAGCATTTATATAATCATTGTATTGAAGAATAGATAATTTGCCACCACTTGTTGCTAAATCCTCATCTCTAACTAATCTAAATGTATTGTAGTCAACATGCTTAGTTGATGTAGGCAAGCTGTATCTGATAGTCCCTGCTGTAAGAGTTTTAGTTTCTGTTGCATGATTAAACGGAAAGTTATACTCTTTCTGATTAATATATCTTATAGATTCATTAACAGCATTTTTTGCTTGTGTCTGTATACCTCTAGCAGAACTAAACGTAGTAGAAGTTAGCTGTACCTCATTCAATCTTGCTAGTGTATTGTTAGTAAGTGTTAGATATGTACCTGACATTGTTATCCTTTCTTAGGATTGCTTTGTCATGTCTAATATGATGTTGTATGTATCCGTGTTAGAATGTCCGACAGTTGTAAACAATACATCGCCTGTCTTACCAGATCCTGCATTGTTTTGTAATCCACCAAAACTAGAAAAGTCTATATCTCCTGTGGTATCTAATAGTTTATAGGCTTCTACATTTGATGAAGCATCCCATAGTATTTGCACTTTCATTCCGTCAAGTGTATAGTATATCCTGTCTATTGTTACCCCTGTGCATGTAGCACCTTTTTCACTTGCAGTAAATGTACTAACATCTACTTTGTTAACAGCACTTTCTCCTGTGCCGTCACTTACGTTAGTGAACTTCATAACTAATCTGTAAGGTGTATTTAAAATTGTTTGTGATGTGACTGTATCTGCCATTAGTATTCCTTTGTATTAAAATAGAGGGCAAGCTTTCACCTGCCCCCTAAATTATAGTTTAGGCAAGTTGATCCCTGTCAACTTCATCAGCTAATTGCTTATGCTCACCATTGGTGTCAATGATACATGCATATAGTCTTAGCTTACCTGCTGTAACATCAGCAGAACCTGCAATCAATTTCACATCAATAGTGTCAGTAGTTGTGACATGTTGTGTAAATGTTGATGCAGCCCCTGTTACAACATCGTTAGCCTGTCCATTAGAACCCTCTGCTAGGAAACCTGCAGAAGATACATCACCACCATCAATGATGTCATCACCTGCGGCAAAGTCGATGTCCACAGTTGGTGATGTACCATCAAAGGCAGTTAGAACTTCTGCTCCTGCAAAAAGAACAAATGTACCTGCAGGTATTTCAAGAAGCTGAAAGATATCACCATCAGTGCATGAGTAGTTAGTTATTTTAGAAATATCCAAAATAGCTTCTATCATTCGCATGGATGTACCTGCTCTTGAAGCCTGATTCACTGCTATAGAGTCTGAACTAACTCCTGCAGTGTCTTTTGAGGTCATGTCAAAAGTAGCCATAGTTCAATACTCCTTAGAATTTAGATACATAAAAAGCACGAGTAAGTGCTTCAGGTCGTAATATTTTACG